TATGGCGTCTATCAAGTTCAATGCCAAGAGTTCTGCCATATTCCTCAAGTTCTTTCTTACTCATGTCTTCCAGAGTAAGTGCTTCTTCTTCTACAACCTCTTCTACAACAGGTTCTGGTGCAGGAGCAGGTGTAGGTGTAGGTTCTGCTTTGATCCCTCTGATCAAATCTCCAAATTTACTCATTTTTTGTAACCTCCTTTCTTTTTAGGTTTAGAACCACAAGAACCTTCAAGAATTTCGGTTCTTTGCTCATCGGTAAGGGTGAGCATTTGCTTGAGTGCTTCCTCTTCAGTTGCACCCTCACCAATCAAGTATTCCTTGATGGTATCAAAGATGTCAACTCCTTCCCCATATACGCCTCTATTGCGAGCACCAGGACGAGCCATAGGTCTTCTACCAGGAGCAGTTATAGGTCTAGCTTTAGCAGGAAGTTGATATCCACCAGCAGGTTTAGCGGCGTTAGCAGATCCAACTGCAGTATTAGCAGCAGGTTTAGGTGCTGGGCGACCACTAGCCATTCCACCAGGTGCTCTCTCGGCATTACGAGCACCTGGAGCAGGTTTAGGTCTAGGAGCATTGGCAGCAGCTTTAGCAGCAGCCTGCTTGTCTTGTTGAGCACGAAGAGCAGTACCAGGAGGTGCCTGCTTATTCATTTTTTCTGGTGTGTTAACACTCTTGATAGCAGCATCAACAGATGCTTGCTTTTGTGCTGCAGTAGGATTGCTCTGTGCTTGAGTTGGTTTTTCAAGTTTGAAGTCCTTGTTAGCAGCACCTTTAGCCGCCATCTTCTTACCATATGCTGCAGCAGCTTCAGGATCACTCTTTCTCAAGCGATCATACTCTCTATTAACTGCTTGCTGATCCTTATTCAGAGTAGATTTAGGACCATATGCCTTTTCTTGAGCAGTTGGTGGTTTTTGTGCTGCAGCTGCAGGTTGAGCTTTATTTGCAACAGTTCCACCAGGTGGTGTTGTAGGTGCAGTACCACCACCAGCAGTTTTACCTGTTAAGAATCCACCAACACCAGCAGCAACAGCTCTAGGAACTGCAGTCATTCCTCTAGATACTGCATTCAGTCCTCGTGCAAGTGGATTTTGTGATGTAGTCCTTTGACCAACAAATCCCTGTCCATATGCACCTGCTACATCCTTAACACCTCTACCAACATTTGCCAGAGCACCGCCAACTGCTCTACGTGCTTGTCCAAATTTTTGGCGCAGATTAGCACCAAAGTTTTGAGCACCTTGCATTCCAAGAAATTCGTTCAGAACTTCTGGTTGATCACAATCAGCAATAAATGCTTCTGTGATTTCATCGAGAGTATATTCTTCAAAGTTAATACCCTCTTCAATACATGCAGCAACCCATTGGTCTGCAGTGCTATTGATAACTTCTTCCGTAAGTGTGGAATCATAGACGGCGGCAACTGCCTCCATCATAAGTTTTGCATCTTTTCCTGTAAGTCTATCCATTTATCAGTTCTCCTGGATTTGCTCGAACCATTGATCGCTCATTCCACTGATAATGGAATCTGCGGAATCTACATCGGTCGCGTAACCTTCCTCAATGAGGTGTGTTACAACCTTTTCATAGATCTCTTTAGTCTCTTTTAATTGTCTTGGGGAAGGTTTCATCGCCTAATAGATTTTCTATACACTTATTTATTCATGCAATAAGTTCAATAAACTCCCCCAAAACTTTCTTGTTCATCTTCTTGCCTTTCAAACTTTTAGCAAAAGCAGATTTGATTTTTGATTTGCTTGCACCTTCATCAACATCAAATTCAGAATCACTAGACAGTGCAGTGCCAGAGAGACCAAAGTAAGTATGGTATCCAGATTTACGAATTGCAAATGCTCGTTCTTTTTTCCAAATTTTCTGGATCTTTCCGAATGCTTCAGTATTCCAACCAGTGTATCGGCGGATAAAACCATTAGCATCACGCGGTTCTAGAACACGAATACCAATAAAATTAACATCAGTAAAGTTATCACGAAGATTACGGAGAAGAATATCAGTAAACTCATACCACTCACAATCCAGAGAATAAGTGTTTCCAGTTTTACGATCCCGAAGGAAAGCATTTGGATGAATTGTGCTAGTTCCAATGAAAGGTTCTTTTTCCCAATGGCGATGAAACTCACGATGATACTTCAGAGGTGCTGCCTCACCATCAGTCATTACAACACACTGAACTTTCTGCAGTTTGTTTTCTTTTTTGAATTGAGGAAGAATCTGATGCAGTGCCAACATTGATTCATTCAAAGGTGTTCCAGAAAGACTCAATCCAGTGGGAACAGCAAGATATCCATACTTACGGTAAGAACTTGCCAAGCGATAGAAGTTTTTCATCTGCTTTTCCATCTCTTTCAGTTTAGACTTACTGGTGAAGATGTTCATCATACTAAACCATTCAGGAATGTAGAGGAGACCTTCACGCTTTTCATAAGGAAGATCACGAATCCCATAAGTGCCATCTTCATTCCTAGGAACGAGAGGATAGTCATTGGTGAAAGCATACACTTCAAAAGGAATGGAAACTTTCTTACAGAACCACATCAGATTGAAAAGTTGTTTCATGGTATCAAGCATCACATCTACCATAGAACCACTCCAATCAAGAACAAATACAAGACCATGATTCTTACCATCAGCAAGAGTGGTAACCTTTTTGAAAAGATCTTCATTGTATTTGTAAGTATGCAATTTGGTGCAATCAAGAACACCTGTGCGAGCAGTCGTAGCACGGGCGTAAGAGTCTGCTGCTTTCTTACACTCAAACTCTTTAACCAGATAGTTGACTTCCTTTTGAGCAGACTTCTTGAATTTCAGAAACTCCTTGTCAACAGAACCAAAGATATCTTCTTCAAGAACTTGATGTTCTTGCATCCATTCATCCCACTCACCAAAACGTGAATGCACTTCAGAATTGCTAACAATAATCCTTTTTAGATCAATTTTAGGAATCTCAATATAAACATTTTCCATACCATCATTACGTGCAAGTTCCTTCAAAGCATCTTCCAGAGTATCCATCGTAGAAACTTCTGGTTCATCATCATTATCAGTTCCACCATAAGATTCACCTTCTTCAGGTTCTTCTGAACCAAACTCATCAGACTCTTCTTGAGGTGCATCATTAGTTGGTTGCTCAATACCAGGATCCTGATCATTATTAACTTCAGGTTGATCTTCACCACCTTCTTGACCACCCTGGATTTGAAGATCATCAGTTTTGGTCTTCATCTCTTGTTGCTTCTTACAGAAGTTGTAGAGTTCCTCAGCAACATCTAAAACATCATCAAATGTTTCTGTATTAGCAATCTTACCAATAAGAACACTTTCTTCAGAACTGAAATCAATATCAACAAAGTTGCCAATCTTGAAGTGAAGATTTGCCTTGTCGGCAAGATTCATCGTGTTCAGATTTTCATCAGCAATCTGGAAGAAATCTTGTTCGGCAAGTTCTTGGTATCCACGATAGAAAGTCTTGGAGATACCAAGATAACGACGCTTCATCAACTTCTCAATACGAACGTCTTCAACTACGTTCACGAATTGTGGGGGAATATTTCTAGAACGGAACCAATCGTTATCAGGAGTATACAGAGCGTGCCCAACTTCATGACCCACGAGCATATCATACACTTGCCCACTTGCACGCTCCCACATCGGAAGAGTCAGCACACGAGTGTGAACATTGAAGCAGGCAGTTTCAATATTCTTGTGCTCAACCACTAGATCCTCGGTTGCCAGAAGTTTGGCGAGTTGAGATTTGATTTCGTGAGAAACTGCCATTGCTTTGTTGCGTATGGACCTATTATACAAAAAAAGGAGGTCCGAAGACCTCCTAGTGGACAGTTATCAGATTGGATCAACCGTACTTTTTCTTGATCTCTGCGCGAAGTTTTTCTGCATCAGCAGATCTTCCTTGTCTATCAAGAGATCTTGCTCTCATCTGCTTCAACTCTCTAGCATCTCGCTCCATCTTACTCAACTTTCTTGGAGTTTTAGATTTAGGTACGAGATCTTTACCAGGGTCAAAAGTCTTACCAACAGATCCACCAGTTTTTGGTTTAGCATCATCAGGAACTGTGTATCCACCAGGTCCTTTGGTATCAGCCTTCTTATCCTTATCAGCAACAACACCACCTGGAGGTGTGGTTGGTGCAGTATCTTTATTTGGCAGATTTATTTCACCAGTCTTCTTGGTAAGTGGACCTTCGGTACCACCATCAAGACCAGCTGCTGCCAATCCGATTAATGCTGCTCCACCAGCAAGTTTAGCACCTCTAGGCAATTTATTAACTGCACTTGCACCTTTCTTAACACCCTTAACAGTTGCTGCACCAGCACCAGCAAGTGTAGTT